GAGTAAGTGGTGGTCAAACATTAGACATAAACAAACGTGGCGTAATATACGGTGCAATAAGCACAATTACAGCCACAGAAATCGCTGGATAATGAAGATGTCACTAGAACCAGAACTTAAAGTCCAGATGGAACTGGACGCACATGAGAAAGAGTGTGCTATTCGCTACGAGATGGTACACGGCAAACTAGCCAGCCTTGATAAACGTATGTGGCGTTTAGAGGCAATGATAATGGGGTCAACGATTATAGTCGTTGGTCTTGCCGCAAGTGTAATGATGAAGATGTAAATGGTACAGTTTGTCTTTGCGCTTGTCACAATGATGGGCGCGGAGACAATCTCCACAGAATACTTCGAGTCCATTGAAGTCTGTCGCTGGTATTCTCGACAGCTTAATCACCAACATAATCACTACTATCATACACACCACAGCAACGACAGACACGTCTTTGCTCAGTGTATTCCCACTCGCGTCAACCCAAAGGACGTAACCATTTACATACGATAGGAGCCGCTATGGAACCATTGACAATGGCGTCAGCGACGCTTGCTTTCAATACTCTAAAGAAAGGCTTTCAAGTAGGCCGAGACATCGAGTCTATGGCGTCTGATCTAAGCCGCTGGATGTCAGCTCTGTCTGATGTAGAACAAGCAGAGAAAGAAGCTAGGAACCCCCCTCTATTTAAGAAGATGTTTAATAACAAGTCAGTCGAGCAAGAAGCCATCGAAGCCTTTGCAAACAAAAGGCAAGCACAAGCCCAGCGAGATGAACTAAAGACTTGGATTCAACTTACTATTGGTCGTCAGGCTTGGCAGGACTTAATTGCTACAGAAGCGTCTATCAGGAAACAACGTAAAGAAACACTCTATAGACAACGTGAGAAACGACAGAAGTTCATAGAGATCATTGCATGGATCGTCATGTTAAGCCTAGGAGCCGCTTTGATGTACGGCATCATCTCAGTGCTTATGTCGAAACAGGCAAGAGCTGATGAAACAAAGATGACCACCTGCCGCCTAGCGGCTCAGGAAAGAGTCGGTAAGTCTGGATTGCTTTGCTTCTACATCGGAGCAAACAACACTCAAGAACAACATACGTCCGAAGTGTACTTAGGCTGTCAGAGACAATACCAGTGCGTCCACAATCCAAAACCAAAAGGCATGAGCCTTAAAGACACGTTGAAGTCAATCAAGGATGCTTTGTGATGGTTACAGTCGAAGAGTTCCTACGATGGAAGATACTACCTAGGTTCATGATGCTGGCCTCTACGATCATGTCATGGAGATGTGCTGAGTGGTTCATGTCATTAGAAGCCCCTATAGCCGCCCAGTCAGCTTTTGTAAGTGTGGTCATGGGTGTTCTCACAGCGGTCTTTGGCATCTGGATGGGACACGAACACAAAGGAGATTAATATGATTGCCGCATTAATACCAGCGGTGTCAGGGATACTAGATAAGTTTATACCTGATGCTGATACAAAGCAGAAACTAAGCCATGAAATCTCAACGATGGCAGAGAAACATGCTCAGGAAATAGCACTTGCTCAGATCGAGGTAAACAAAGCAGACGCCAAAGGTAACTGGTTCCAGTCATCATGGCGACCAGCTACAGCTTGGGTATGCGTACTGGGCTTCTTAGTAAACTTCTTGGTTTCACCTCTATGTGCTGGCTTCGGGATAGTGATCCCACAGGCTGACACTAGCACCATGCTCCCAGTCCTCATGGGTATGCTTGGTCTAGGAACAATGAGAACAGTCGAGCGACTAAAGGACAAAGGCAAATGAACCAGAACTTCGATCAATCATTAGAGATGATACTCATGCACGAAGGTGGTTTTGTAGACGATCCACGCGACAGCGGTGGCATGACAAATCTCGGAGTTACAGCCAGAGTCTATGAAGAATGGACTGGTGAAACTGTGACAGAGGAGATCATGAGAAACCTCAAGGTTGAGGATGTTGCACCTTTATACAGGAAGATGTACTGGGATCGACTTCAGTGTGGACACTTGCCCACTGGTATTGACTACTTTTGCTTCGACTGGGGCATCAATGCAGGGACTGGTCGAGCCGCAAAAGCACTACAGAGAGCTGTAGGAGCTGAGGTAGATGGAGCGATAGGTGCTATGACTATGATGAAGGTCGATAAGACACCAGCTAAAGACATCCTGCCGCGCCTATATTCAGAACGTGATATGTTCTATCGAGCATTAAAGAACTTCGATGCTTTTGGCAGAGGATGGACTAGGCGAAACAAAGAAGCCTATAACCATGCAAAGGTCATGATGAGCAAAGATAGCTAAAACTAAAAAACACCGATACAACTTTGGATAATACCTTTGTGTATCGGTGTTTTTTACTTTTGGTTATCTATCCCACTTAGAGCCTAGATGGGGTTGCTTATGTGGTGCTTTCTTGCCACTAAAGTTACCGCCATGTTGGTGGTAGCTAGACTTAGGTCTACCATTGATCATCAAAGGTACAACGATCTTTGGTGGACACTTTAAGGCTTCTCTGAGTTCTTCCCATGTAGGTACACTCATGACGCTATGTCCACGATCTCACAGGCACCTGATGTACAGGCGAGGGTCTGTGATCCAGACGTACTGTCTTCTTTCTCGTATAGAGACAAAGCTGACCAGTCTATCTTGTCGGGCATCTTGTCTTTCATGTTCTTGTAATCAAGATCACTACACTCCTGATAGGGAGCCTGTGCATATGTGTGATCTGAGTGAGGCAAGAAGCTGATCCCTGAGCATAGATCGAAGTTGTTGTAGACCCAGTTACCGCACTCCATCCACTCATGGTCACGTACTGTGATAGTCACAGATGGCTTATGTTCACACCAGACTTCAGCATAGGTCTTCCACAGCTCAAGTTGTTCTAGGGCTGTCATCTCGTTTCTAGTGACTGCCCCAGTGGGCGACTTAGTTGGGAAACTGAATACAGTGGTTGAGTCAGGCTTCATGACATCAGCCTCTGCTGGGATACCAGAGTCTTTCAAGAACTGTGTCAGTGGGTCTTTATTGTCGCCTCTGACTGTACGGATGTAGTAGTCAGAATGTCGTGCATGGATACCACTGGCACTGTCAACAAGTTGACTAACAGTACCCGAAGGTTTGACACAGGTGATAGCGGCTGACTGCTGTATGCCCATCTTCTCTGCATACTCAGCATTAGTATCTATAGCCACCTGCTTCATCTCAGCTAACCATTTGGAGCTGTCTACGTTCTTGGATAGCACAGGATGATCCATGATGCCTGTCAGGGACACACCAAGCAAACGCTCCTCTGATGTATTCTTAGTCCAGATAGGTCTTAGGTAAGGCATGTGTGTGAAGGTGGCCTGTGCTGTGCCAAGGATAGTCGCAAGTCTGACCTTGCGCTTGAGTGACTCAAGATCGTCTGTCTCTCTTACGACTACCTCTGTCAGATTGCAGAACTGGTTGCCACGCAGGATGATCTCAGAACATGGGTTAGTCCCCCAAGCATGGCCTGTGTCACGTCTGCCATTCTTGGCTACGTGAGCTTCAGCGGCAACACGGCTAAAGATACCACGTTCACCTGACTTGGACTCGACAAGAGCTAACCATTCGCGCATGAAGGTTTCCATGTCGGGCTTCTCTGTGTAGCAAGCACTGTTGTTAGCTAAGGCTCTTTGTGGCTCGGTTTCCCACCATTGACCAGACTTGGCATGAGACATCCGCTGATCACTCAGGTTACTCAAGCTGATCATGGCTGACCTACGGACACCACCGACTACAACGACTTCACCGATCTTACACATGATGTCATGGCACTCGATGGAGTTCAGTTTACGTCCTGCCGCCCCTCTAAACTTAGCTACAGTAAAGTTAAACAGGTCATTCAGAGGTTCAGCACCACTAGCACGACCACCAAAGGTCTTTAGGCGGCTTCCTGCTGGTCTTATGCGACTCATGTCCCACTTAGGTACATCTCCTGTGTATAGGAGACTGATGAGCTTCCTGAGAGCCTTTGCCCAGCCCTCTTTGCTGTCCTGTACGACAATCACATCGTCACTATCAGCTACGACTGTAGGTATGTCAGGCAGATTACCAATGGCTTGACGCTCGACACTGAAGCCCACGCCTGTGCCACACAGAAGTATGAACATAGCTTCATCGAAGGCTCTAGGGTGATCCACAGGTAAGTAAGAGCAGTTGTAGATACAGGTGTTGTCACGGTCTGCGGCTACACCAGCAGTCATCAAGGCTCTCATCGATGGCATGACAGCTAGATCAAGGATACTATTCTCGATGTCTTCCCAGTCCTGTCCTGTCAGTGCCTCTTTGATCTCAGGTTGAGCGCACAGATAGTCAGTGTATCTTTGCACTGTCTCTAGCCATGTTTCTCTGCGGCCTTTGTCTTCTATCCACCTTGCGTATCTGCTGGTGGCAATGAAAGTCTGGTAGTCACTTGGTAGTAGGTTATCCATCGCTAGGTTTTCTCCCTTCTAGCTGGTTGATACGCATTTGGCAGTAGCGCATTGCTTTCTTGATGTCGGTGATCTCGGACTCCACTGAGTCCATGTTTGGATAGAGCTTGGTGCCAGCACGGGTGACGTACTTCACGATGTTCCCAGCCCAAAAAGAAAGCCCGTCAGACATGATGAAGTCTACGGGCTGGATGGTGTGCTGAGTGTAATGCGCTGGGTCTTTGATTACGTCAGGTTGTCGTTCTTTCTCTTTCATGTATGCCTCATGCCGCATGTTGTTTCCCTGTAAATAGAATTGGTTTCTTGTTCTCATAGTCCCAGTCTTCCCAACGCAGTATTCGCGCTAGTCTGGCTTGGGTGAGGGCGTCTTGTTTGGTAAAACCAGCCTTGATGTAAGCCTGTTCAACCAATGACCATGTAGGTCTGGAACCTAAGACCTTCTCTGCTGTCTTAGCTCCGTATCCTTTGAGTCCTGCATAGCCATCAGTCACATCTCCAGTCAGGCACTGCATTAAGAAGAACTTGTCAGCTTCAGCCTGAGAAACGTCCATGCGTTCACCAGACATCGGCCTGTAGAGCTTTGTTGGTATGGTCTTCATGTCCTTATCATCAGACACGATGATTGCCTTGCCGACATTCTCAGGTTTAGTAGCTAGGATGCCCATGACATCATCAGCTTCTAAGCCGTTCATAGTGACTGTAGAAAACGTATGTCTTGCCCAGTCCAGCATGGCGGCATAGCCAAGAGGCTTACGGACACCCTTGCGGTTGCCTTTGTATCTGGGATCAACATCACGTCTAAAGTTATGCTTGGATGATATACAAAGGATCACACGGTCATCATGTAGTGTCTCTTTGAATGTATCGAGCTGATCAAAGAACATTTCCTTAGCCAGCTTTAGGTCAGTATCTAGGCTCCAGATGTTCGAGCCATCGTCTTCATCCCAGCATATCTCTTGCTCGGTAAAGGTTGTGCATCTGTAAAGATACAAATCAGCATCAATCAACAGCATCTTCTTCTAGCTCCTTTAAGAAAGTAAGACCGTCAGAGGTAATCAACCATCTGTTGCCCCATAGCTCGTCAGTGAGCTTGGTGGTAATCAGGTTCTCTGTGGCGGCAATGGCAATGATAGAGGCGGCATCACGGGCAAATGTTGACTTAGTGGTGAACCCACCAGCCCATGCACGTGCAAGCACTTGGAACATATGCCCAAGGGCTACCTCAGTTGCCTCATCTATATCAGTGGGTGTCAGCCCATGTTCTTCCAACGCTGAACTCAGCGTCGATGGGGATTCTGAGCTTGTAGACTTCGCCAGCCTCTTTCGCACATCGTCTAATGAGATTACCGACATATTCTTCCTGTCCTTTCTTTACTGCACACTGAACCTCATCGTGTATCCAGCCGATCACTGTCACATCTAGGTTTTGTTTCTTGATTTCCTTGTCGAGCAAAGTGACCCACTTGGATGCCACAACAGCTCCTGCTGATTGCAACAGGCTGTTCAGACTTGTGTGGCTTGAGTTCACCTTGATGCGGTTGTTGCCTAGAGCTTTGATCCAGCCCTTAGATGCGGCTTTCTCTACGTCTTGCTTTAGCTGACCGTAAGCTGGAACAGCGTTTACGAAGTTCTCTTTGAGTCGCTTTCCTTCTTTGGCTCCTTTGCCAACGATGGCTCCGACTTTGGAGTCTCCTGCTCCATAGAGTGTTGAATAGAGCCAGACTTTTGCGAGGTCGCGTGAAGCAAGTCCCGTTGCCTTCTGGTTGTATGTGTGGATATCGGATTCCAGCACGACTTTCGCATAAGAACCCTCGTCATATGATGCAAGATAATGGGCAAAGAGTCTGATCTCGATGCCACTTAGGTCACAGCCAACAAGTGAATACCCACTGGGTACAGTGAATAGATCACGACACTGTTTGCCATAGGGCAGACGCACGGCAGGAACCTGTGACAAGTTTGGTTGGATATGAGTACACCTGAGCGTCCTAGTGGATGGACAGATGAGCCTGTGGCGTATTTTACCGTCACTGCTGACCTTCTTCATCCACGCTTGTGAACCCTCAGCTAACTGGCCTATGCGCTTCTCAAGTAAGAACAGCTCACCTAGTTTCTTAGCTTCTGGATAGTCCAGCTCACCAAGAACAATATCATCAATGATTGCATGACCCTGTGGTGTAGTCTTACTGGGCTTCCAGCCATACTTCTTGGACAGACAGAACTCAATGTGCCTACGTGAACTATGGTTGAACTCGACAACCTTGGTCTTAACAAAGGGTACACCCTTCTCATAACCTAGCTTCTTATTGTTGACCTTAGGTATGATGGTCTCATGTACTTCCCAAGGCTCAAACAGGTTCTGTAGTTCATCGTTAAGTTCATCACGCCGCGTACTTAGCTCTGCATAGAGCTTGCCAGCACCAGCCTCATCAAATGTCCATCCAGCGTTGCCGATACGTTCAGCGACTTCAGCTACCTCATGAGCCAGATCAATAGCCTCTGGGCTGTGGTTATCAGGCTTCAAGAACTTGTAGAGAGCCATCAGGACATAGACATCCTGTTCACAGTAATCTTGCATGGCCTGTGACCAGTGTTCCCAGCCGCCATCATAGTCGTCTTTCAAGAAGTTCTCTGAACCTGAGATGCGACTATTGAGTCTCATGCCCCACGCTTTGAGGCTATGCGATCCATAGAGCCGCTTAGGTAGTACCTCGTTGCTCCAGTTGTACTCGAAGTCTTCATTCTTTAGGTCAGCTCTGATCAACCTAGATAGGACTAGAGTGTCTGAGCGTTTACCTTTGAAAGCCCACGAGGGATACAGCTTGTCGATTACTTTGAAGTCGTAGCCGATACCGTTGTGAGCAACAAGTTCATCAGCAGTTGCTAGTTCTGCTAGACCTTCTTCAATCTGGTCATGGCTGTAGCTCCATACCTTTTCCCCGTCACCCACGCCAATGCAATGGATGACATCAGGATCGAGACCGTCAGTCTCCAAGTCAAAGAACAACCTCATCGGTTGTCTCCTGAGCCTTTGATAAGGTCTAGTTGCATACGCCTGTCTAGCTTACGAAGGTTCATGTCAGCGACAGAGGACAAGTCGAACTGGAACTGAGCCGCGAGGTTAGCTAAGTACCAAAGAACATCACCAGCTTCCTTCATGACCTCGATGCGCTGATCGTAGTTCATGTCAGCTATGTGACCCTCATGGTCACGTATGTGCTTCTTTAGCTTGTCACAGACTTCGCCTGTCTCTGATGCCAATCCGAGTGCTAGGTATTCGATCTTGCTGTTATCAACAATGAAGGTGGCCTCAGCCTGTAATTGGTATTCATCAAGTGTCAATGCGTTGCTCATTAGAACTCACTCCCTTCTGGAACTAGGCGACCTGTGTCGCGGTTAAATTGAATGTTGCCAGCCCAGCCAGTCTCTCCAGACCAACGGTTCTTGAGGACTGATAGGATTCTGGTGTCACTGTCTGGTTCTTCTTTATCGACAGCCATCGACAGGCACATATCGCTTAGTTGAGCGATTGATGCTGACCCTCGTAGAGATTGCAGGGTTGGTTTCTCACCTTGCTCAAAGCCTTTGTCACCTGATGGTCTTCTAAGGTGGCTTACAATGATCAAGCCAATGTCCAGCTCTTGGACAACCTCTGTCCTCAGCCGTGTCATGGCTATGTCTATGAGCTTGCGTTCATCGTTTGTAGCTAGTCCAGACACAAGGATACTGATGTGATCGAGGACAACCCATTGGACACCCAACGCTTTGACCATGAAGGTTATGCGCTGGATAATCGTGTCAATGTCACAGCTACCAAAGTGATCATAGAGGTACACTTGCTTGTCATCTGGGAACAGCTCATCGAAGGCTTCCTCGATCTCCTCTTGGGTAGCTTGGTCTTTGTTGACCGTTATGTTCTTGTTGAGGTGGATACCAACAAGACCTTTAAGTGTTCTCTTGTTAGTTTCCTCTAGGCACAGCAGACCTAGCTTCTGTCCGTTTTGGTGCAAGTGGTAAGCTATCTCTCGTACTAGAGTTGTCTTACCCATCCCCGAACCAGCCGTGATCGTCACAAGCTCCCCACGCCGAAGACCGCCAGTGATGGCGTTCAGTCGATCATATGGATACTTAATGGATGAAGCGGCATCATCCTGACCTATCACGCTTCGGAAATCGGCAGAGGTCTTGATGCTATCAGGCCGATATTCTCTGGCCTCAAAGATAGCACTCACGACAGCCGCTGACTTACCTGCCATTAGGCACTCATTAACATCCTTCATCGGGAGTGTGGCAATGAAGGCTTTACCTACAGGCAGGACTTGTGCTGACGCTAAAGCGGCCTCTCGACCAGCTTTGTCGTCATCGAAACATATGATTACCTTGTCGAACTGACTGACATAATCATAGTTGTCTTTGATTGTTCTTACTGCTGAGTTTGATCCATTAGGAATACCAACACAGGCTAGGTGGTACTTACCAGCACAGGTGGCGGCACTGATGGTATCGATCTCACCCTCACAGATAACCAGCTTACCTCTGGTGTAGAGGTGTGAACCAAACAGGGTCATCTTCTTGGCATCACCTACGATGCTAAACTGTTTGTCTTTAGTTCTGATCTTCTGAGCTACTACATGATTATCTTTGTCAGTGTAGTTGGCTACTTGGACTGACTCACCTTTGTGCTTGGCTATAAAGTAACCATACTTACGACAAAGGTCTTCGCTCAGACCTCGTTTCTTGATCGAGGTATAGCTACCAGCAAGAAGACCGCCCGTTACAGGCAGGGAGGATACCGCAGGGGGCGTAATCTTCTCACTGGTGCCATCTGGTTGCACAGTTGTGTTACACGCGAAACAATGCGTATGACCATCGTCATAAAGAGAGTTGGCATCACTGCTTCCGCATAGATCACACGGTAGATGTGATACAAACTCGCTCTCGTTTTCTTTAATCTGCATATTCATACGCTTGCTCCCTTTGCGTAACTACTCCTTCAACCAGCTCTCAGGAATCGTCTTAAAAGCAAAACTGAACCCATGCTTTTCACACCACATCGAGTATGTGGTCTTGGAGCCTTTGTAGAGTTTCTGGTTACTGCTGAAGACGAACCTGATGTCGATGTCAGGACATTGTGCTTTGATCAAAAGGTGCTTTTGCCTATCACTAGCAATGAAGCGACCTTTGGTTTCGACATAAAAATACCCACCATCTCTGGTGAGTATCTTGAAGTCTGGTGTGTACTTAGATGATCGAGGTGGCCACTCGTAGTTGAGCTTCTCTTGCTCGTAAATGACTGGCACATTTAATGACTCTAGTTGTTGTGCAACCTTGATCTCCAAGCCACTTCTATATCCACGTTTCCATGCAGACCTAGAAGTCTCCTTCGGTATCGTCTTGGAACTCATTGGTTTCCTCTTTTGCTTGAGAAGCGACATAGCCGCCATCGACAGCACCAAAGTCATCACCACCGTTACCCATTGTCTCGGCTGGTGTGATGATCTGAACAGCACCTAGGTTGAGCTTTACGCCCACGTTGACGCCTTTGTCGTAAGCAGTCAGGGTGCCAGCTACTCGTAGGACAGAACCACCCCATAGTTGTGGTACTTGGTTGTCCATGATGAGCTGTCCTGCTGAGTCCTTGAACTTAGGCTGGAACTTGCTCTTGGTCTTGAAGATCACATCACCAGTATCAGGGTCAGTCATATAAGGGAGCTGGGCTTTAGACATCTTTTTGCCTAGCTGTTCCTGTGCAAACTCATTGATCTTGGCGACAAGAGCCTTAGCACTATCAGGATCGACTGCGAGGTTTGTCTTGAAAACACCCTCGTCATCGAACTTAGTGTCGGCCTTGTTCAACCAAGGATATTGAGCTACGCCTTGTGGTGTTGAGAAGTTCATTCTTGCTTGAGCCATTTTGGTTTCTCCTTTGCGGCTTTTCTTTGGTCTACAGTTGTTAAGTTGATTGGTTGACCCATAGCTTTCAGCTCTATGCCAAGGGCATGGGCTTCAGCTTGTAGGTCTACTGGAACAGGCTTACCGCGCATCTCGCACAGACGTGCCTTCTCCAGCACTCTCTCTCGAGGGTGCATGGTATTCTCCTGATTTGTTTTTATTGTTATCTTTGGAGTCAAACCCAAGACCGATTAGTTAAATAGACTACTGATCAAAGTACGTGCAAACGGCCTTGGGATATTCTTACAGGAAGCAATAGTCACTCTTGAGGACTTGCTTCAGATCGAGTGTTCCTTTGGCTGG